CTGCGGATGAAAACCGGTGAGGTGGTGTCTGAGTATCGCATCAGGCAGGCGTACATCGGGCTGCAGCGTGGCCTGGATGGATTCATGGGCCAGCTGCAGCTGGAGCGTGGGAAAGCCTGCCACAAGCTCTCAGACTTGATCAGGGGCGGTCTGGGAAAGGATCTGGCCCAGCTGATGCATGGCCTAGAGGAGCTGGGCCAATAAAAGGGGGTCAAATTGTATAGGTTTCAACTTTCAGAAACCACGCATCACATCACGTATTTTTTTTGTCAAAATTGGGGGTTTTTCTGGTGGCCAGGGGACGCAAAAAAAAGCCCACGGGCCTGCACATTGCGGAAGGCACCCATCGTGCCGATCGGCACGGGGATCCCGCTGATGAAATCCAGGCCGAAGGTGAACCGATCCCCGATGATGATCTGCCAGAGATGGGAAAAAAACTCTGGGAACAGATTGTTCCCCAGCTGACAAAACTGGGAGTGGTGAGCGTGCTGGATTCCCCACTGCTCAATCAGATGTGCCGGCAGTATGCCAGGGGCATGGCGTGGGATCAGAAGATTCTCAGCCGGAAACGATTGGATAAAAACATGATGAAAGACGAACGGATTTCATCAATGATCTGGAATGATTTTAACAGGGTCGCTGCCCGCTTTGGGCTCTCTCCCAGTGACCGTGCCAGCCTGCGCATCGAGAGGCCGAAGAACACAGGCATCCCGAAACGGAAACGGGGGGTCAGATGATCCAAGGGGATCAGATCACAAAAGACTGGACATTCAATCGATCAGACGAACTGGCAGCAGAAAACGGCTGTTATTTCGATGTCGAAATGGGCGGGTATGTCGTCTGGTGGATTGAGCGGAACTGCACCCTGTATGAAGGGGAACGCGCGGGGCAGCCGGTGCGCCTGATGGGCTGTCATGAATGCCAGAATTATAAACCGGATGAGGATGGCTATGATCCCTCGATTCCCGATGAGTATGATCCAGACCTGGCTGTCGAGCGGGCCGCACAATACATCGAGTGCCGGAAAAAAGGCCATGAGGTGGACTGGCAGTATGAAGCCACGATGCGGCTATTCGGCTGGGCCAAATATTCAGAGCGCTATGATCGACCGATCCGCAGATTCCGCAAGGCATCGATCTGGGTGCCGAAAAAAAATAAGAAGACACCCACGGAGGCAGCGTGGGGCTGTTATCTTTTCGTCGGTGATGGGGAGCAGGGGCAGAACCTGTTCAGCGTAGCGAAGGACGGAAAGCAAGCCAAGTCACTGGGGCACAAGCACGCAGAACGGATGATTCGGAAAAGCCCCGTGCTGTCTACTGAAATTAAAATCAACGTGGCCACAGGATATTTCTGGCACGAAGAATCAGAGAGCAGCTGGAGCATTCTCAGCGGGGAAAACCACAGATCAACTGAGGGCATCAATGGATCTGTGATGGTGGATGAAACCCACGTGGTGCCGGCTGTGCTGATCAACCGCATCAACCGCGCAGGCATCAGCCGGAGTGAGCCCCTGCACATCGAAGTTTCCACAGCCGGTGATGATCCAGACAGTTATGGCAAGGGCCGTTTTGATCATGGAGAGCAGGTGGCAGCCGGGAAGATCGAACAGCAGAACCTGCTGTTCATGGCCTATGCAGCCCCGCAGGATCTGACTGCTGAACAGCTGGCAAAGGATCCGGTTAAATATGGGCGCATGGCAAACCCTGCCTGGGGGCACACCATCTTTGAGGATGAGTTCCTGGATGACTACCACGAATCAAAACAGAAAATCACGGACCTGCTGCAGTTCATGATGTACCGGCTGAACATCTGGCAGAAGGGGGCCAGCCCCTGGCTCAATTCCGTGAAGTGGAACGCCTGCTGCCGGCTGGGCATTGAATCAGAGCTGCAGGGGCAGATGTGCTGGCTGGGGGGTGACCTCTCCAAAACGCAGGACATGAGCGCCATCGTGCTGGCCTTCCCCTGGTCAGATGAAAATGAGAATGATGATGTTTATGCGCTGCTGCCGTTTTTCTGGATGACGCATGATTATGCCTATGCCAACAAGGATAGAGCCCCGTTTCTGGAGTGGGAAAAATCAGGGCATCTGATGCTGACTCCCGGAGATGTGATCGACTATGATGCCATCGCTGACAAGATCAGGGATCTGGCTGAAATCTACCAGATTCAGGAGTTCATTTATGATGGCACGTATGCAAATAAACTTTTTCAGGAACTGGAAATCGGCATCTATGTAAAAGGCCAGGAAGTGGCTCCCGGACTGGGGATCCCCCGGATTGATTTCAAGCAGAATATGGCCAGCTACGCTGAGCCCTGTGATGAATTTGAGGCACGCATCAGAACAGGAAAACTTGTGCATGGGGGGCATCCGGTTCTGGACTGGATGGCAGGCCACGTGAAAGCCAGGCGGGATGCAGGTGGGCGGATGATGCCCGTGAAACCCAAACCAAACGATGTGAAAAAAATTGACGGGATCCAGGCAGCCATCATGGCTCTGGCCGGTGCTGTGGCTGGGTATGTGAGTGAACCTAGCTTTTATCATGATAATGAAATGGAGATGGGGTAAATGATCAGAGAGCTGATTTCAACAGCCTGGCACAGAATGGCGGGCGGTGATGAAACCCGCGCGATCACAGAGGCCGATATCATGAAAGGTCTGATTGATGATCTGGGCTCTGCGAATACGGCAGCCGGGGTGCGGGTCAATTATAACAACGTGTTGAACATCGGCGCGGTGTGGCAGTGCGTGGAACAGATCAGCGGTGATATCGCCAAGCTGCCCCTGGATCTGTTTAAAAAAGAGAACGGCAGCCGGCTGAAAGATGAGAACCATCCAGCCTATGATATCTGCCGGCACGAAGCCAACGAGGAAAACAGTGCGTTTGATTTCTGGCGGACGATGCTGGTGCATGCCCTGATCTATAACAATGCGTATGCTTACATTCTCAGAGCCAATAACGGCACCCCGCTGGAGATCATCCCGCTGCTGCCAGATCGCACGTTTCCGCTGCGGATAAATAAACGGCTGTACTTTCAAACCGTGGTCTATGGTGACCGGGAAACCCCCAGCCCGCATCTGATGGATCAGGAGGATGTATTACATCTGAAAGGGATTTCGTTTGACGGGATGAGCGGCATTGATAAGCTCAGGCACATGAAGGAAACCATCGGGGTGGCACTGGCGGCGCAGGGGTTCGCTGCCTCTTACTTTGCCAACGGCATGCAGGCGGGCGGGGTGATCGAACTGCCCCCGCACGTGGCGCGGGATGAAAAGGCGGTGAAAAATATTGAGCAGGGTTTCATCAAAAAAAACACGGGCCAGGGCAACTGGTTCAAGTGGGCTATTCTCAGGGATGGCGTGAAGTTCAACAAAATCACGATGAGCCCCAATGAAGGGCAGATGCTGGAAACCAGTGAAAGGCAGGTCAGGGATGCTGCCCGCTATTTCAACCTGGCCCCCAGCCGGCTGGGGCTCTCGGATTCGGTCAGCTACAATTCCAAAGAGGAAAGCAACCAGCAGTACCTGGATACCACGCTGAGCCCCTGGATGACTGGCATTACCAGTGAGTGCCGGCGCAAGCTGCTCAAACCGCACGAAAAAAAGGGGCGGTATTTTGAATTCAACACCAGGGCGATTCTCTCCATGAGCCCACTCAAGCGGGCACAGGTGCAGGCCATCCAGATCCGCAACGGGATCATCAATCCCAATGAGGCGCGGGAGGCAGAGAATTTGAATCCCCGTGATGGCGGTGATGAATTTATTGAGATCAACAAAACCAAGTCACCAGGCGGGGCGGACAAGGGGGAGAACGATAAACCCCGGGGGGCAGCTGATGACAGCCCCGACGAAACCCCGGACAATGAGCAGCAGGATCCCCCAGAAAATCAGGATCAGGATGAGGAACAGAACCGCGCAGAGGCAGAGGCAGCTGAGCAGGCAGCCCGCAGAGCGGCCGCAACCACAGCACTCAGGCGGCGCGTGGTATTCGGGATCACTGCCCGGGCCAGGCACAAAGCCCAGCGGGGCGGGAATGCGTTCCTGGAATGGTCCGATGGGAACCTGCAGCAGCACAGGCAGGAGGCACAGCAGCTGCTGGGATCGGATGATTTCATAGATCCCATCGCTGCCAGGATGGCGGAAATCGTCAACAACACGGGCACACAGGATCTGCTGCAGGTGGTGGATCAGGTGGCTGCCGAAATCGAAACAGAATTCTAAGGAGTCTTTCAATGATTCAGGCTATGCATTCACATTACACGGAGCAGAGAGCCGGCGCGAAAATCCGCGTGGAGAAACGGGAGGGGCAGTCTGATCTGATCGTGGGTTATGCTGCGGTGTTCTACAATCCCAACGATGAGGGAACCGTTTACCGGATGTTCGACTGGCTGGAGGAACGCATTAAACCGGGGGCCTTTGATCGGGCACTGAGAGAGGGGCACGATGCCCGGGCGCTGTTCAATCACGATCCGAGCAACTTACTGGGCCGCGTGGGTGCCAGTACCTGCCGGCTGTTTGTGGATGATATCGGGCTCAGGTATGAGATTGATGCGCCTGATACGCAGCCCGGACGGGATGCGGTGACCTCGATTCAGCGGGGGGACGTTCCCGGCAGTTCCTTTGCGTTCCGCGCCACCAAAGCGGTCTGGATCGATGAGGTGCGGGATGGCCAGGAAATCACCATCAGAGAGATTGAGGATCTGGATCTGGGTGATGTGGGGCCGGTTACTTATCCTGCCTACCAGGCCACCACAGCGGACACCAGGTCAGCTGGTGCCAATGAACAGGAGCTGAGAGCCGAGTATCTGAAAGCCCGCACGAATCCTGCAGCTGTAAATATTTGCCAGCGCCTGGCAGAAATAGACTTGCATCAGATGAGCCTGCAGGACTAGGCTACACCATCTGATTCAATCTTGAGGGCCGAGCATTCAAAAAAGGCAGCCCATCACAACACCATTTTTTGGTTTTGTTGATGGGCTGTTTTTTTTGCGCCCGTCACAAAGCGGGAGCAATGCAATGAAACTTAAAGAGTTGAGAGAAAAACAGACTCAGCTGTATGGGGAAATCCGGAAGCTGGGCGATGCCTTCAATGAAAAAAAGGAATGGCGGGACGCTGAGCAGGCCAAGCAGTGGGAAACCGTCAACAAGGAATATGATCAGGTACGATCCCAGATCGATGCTGAGCAGGAAAAAGAAACCATCAGCCAGCGGATGAAAGACCTGGAAGATTTCCAGGGCTCTGCCCGTGGTGGTGTGGTGCCTGGACGGGATGACCAGCGGTCAACCGGTGACAGCACCAGCCCGCAGGGTGATGATCCGATTACGGATGAAACCCGTTCCCTGGCCATGCAGGGCTGGCTGCTGGGTGAATCCCGTGCCTCTGATCTGCAGCGCGAAGCAATGCAGCGGTGTGGCATGCGACATGGGGAACTGCGCCTGAATGGTGCGGCTACGAATGTTATTTCTGAGCTGCAGCTGGCCGGTGGGAACGTTCACCAGCAGTATCGCTTGCAGCGGATGCGACAGGAGGCACGTGCGATTGAGCAGCGTGGCATGACCGTGGGAACCGCTGCGGATGGCGGTGATCTGGTCAGCAGCACGGTGTTGAGTCAGCTGGAAGTGAATATGCTGTTCTTCGGTCCGATGCGACGCGTGGCCGAAACGATGACCACCCAGACCGGTGAGCAGCTGCACTGGCCGACTGCCGACGATACCGGCAATACCGGTGCCATCCTGGCGGAAGCCACGGACGCAGGGTCAGAGGTGGATCCCTCGTTTGATCGGGTTACCTTCGGTGCCTTCAAATTCAGTTCCAAGCCGATCAAGGTCAGCCAGGAACTGCTGGAGGATTCAACCGTGAACGTGCTGCCCTATGTGTATGGCATGCTGGGTGAGCGGCTGGGCCGTATCACCAACACGAAATACACGGTGGGCGCGGGCACCACGGAACCGCTGGGGATCGTCACAGCTGCCTCACTGGGTGTGACTGCCACGGGTCAGACTGCCATCACCACGGATGAACTGATTGAGCTGCCTCACTCTGTTGATGTGGCCTATCGCACGGGTGCTGGTTTCATGATGCACGATAATACCATTCTGTATATCCGCAAGCTCAAGGATTCAGACGGGAATTATCTCTGGCAGCCTGGCCTGAAAGATGGCGTGCCTGATCGCCTGCTGGGTTACACAGTGGAGATCAATAATGACATGGCCAGCAGCCTGGTGGCTGATGCCAGGTCTGTGCTGTTTGGCCAGCTGAGCAAGTACAAGATCCGGCGCGTGCGACAGATCCGCATGTACCGGCTGCAGGAGCTGTACCGCATGACGGATGAAGATGGTTTCATTGCCTTCATCCGTGAGGATGGGAACCTGCTGGATGCGGGCACTGCCCCCGTCAAGTATCTGAAACAGGCTGCAGCCTGATCTGATTCTGCTGCCGATTCTCAGCCAGCGGGGTGGCCATCATCCCGCTGGCTCTCTGTTGCTTTATTTATTCTGTATCACTCCGAAGGGAGCCCCCACGATGAAAGTTATTCTGACCAGTTTTTTGAGTACCGGCAAAGGGAAAGACCAGATCAGGCATCAGCCAGGTGATGAAATCGATCTGCCGGATAAAGAAGCCAAGCAGCTGCTGGAGGAACGTGGTGCCAAACCGGTGCCCGAGCTGCCGAAGAAACCGAAGGAACAGACCGAAACCCGCTGAGCGGTTTCACGGGTCTGCTCTCACTCTCTGATTGATTCCGGGGCATTCAATGGCATTTCCTCTGCAGCACACAATCAACTCATCATTCCGGCTGGTGACAGCACCAGCCACAGCGCAGATTGTGTGCCCGGAGGATCTGCGGACCTACTGTCAGACGTTCGATCCAGAATTTGATGCCGAGCTGCTGCAGTTCCAGCGGGATGCCATCGAGTACATCGAAACCATTACGTGCCGGCAGCTGATCACAGCCACGTGGAAACTGATCCTGGATCGCTTTCCCGCTGTGATCGAACTGCGGAAGCCCCCGATTCAATCCGTCTCTGAGATCACTTACATCGACGAGACGGGCACAGAACAGACGCTGAGCCCTTCACTGTACCAGGTGGACACCGACAACGAACCGGGGCGGATTGTGCCCGCATACGGGCAGACATGGCCAGCCATCCGCTGCCAGCCACAGGCGGTGCAGGTTGAGTTTGTGGCCGGCTACGGTTTAGCAGCTGCCATTCCGGAGGGATTGAAAACCGCCATCAAGTGGTATGCGAAGGGGGAGTTCAAGCGCTGTGATCTGCTGCCTGATGTGGATCGGATGCTGGGCCGCTATCAGTGGAGGGAGATCAGTGCCTAAGAACTGCCGGGGGAACATGGTGTTTGACAAAATCGTCAGGATCCAGAAACCCATTTATGACAATAAGAATTCATTGAACAAAACCGATCTGGATGATCCAGCCAACTGGAAAGATCACTGCAAAGCCTATGCGAACTGTAAAACGTCCACGGGCCGGGAATACTTTGCAGCGGAGCAACCGCAGGCAGATGTGTCCCACGTGTGGAAGATGTCCAGCAGCCGGCTCACCAGGGAGATCACTCCCGATATGCGTCTGATCTTTGAAGGGAAGATTCACGAAATTGTGTACGCCGTAGATGAGAACGAAGCGCGGCAGACTGTGATTGTAGGAACCAGAACCGAGCCCGTGTATGCCCAGTAGACCAGGTTCATTTTTTGAAACGTATCTGACCGGTGATCGTCGGCTGGATCGAAAAATGGAGGCGCTGGACAAGAAGACCAGAAAGAAGCTCACCAGGCGGGCAGTGGGCAAAGGGATCACGATCCTGGTGCGGGCACTCAAGCGAGCTGCCCCCACTGGCAAAACCAAGAATCTGAAAAAGGCCATCGGGAGATCATCCAAGAAAGTCAAAAAAGGGGAAGACAAATATTTCACGGGCAGCCGCGTGGGCATGAACGTGGGAAAAAAAATGGCCAAGCAGGCGCCTCACGGTCACCTGGTGATTTTGGGTACCAGGCAGCGCAAAACGAAAAAAGGGAAGTCAACCGGACGCATGCCGAAAAATGATTTCATCAAACCGGTGGTGAAAAGCAACCTGAAAAAAGTCAGGTCGAAAATCGCAAGTGAACTGAAAAAAGACATTATGCAGGAAGCCAAATAGATGAGCATTCAATCAGGAGTCCAGGCAGCCCTGCTGGCCATACCGGCCATCACGAATCTTACGAATAAAATTTTCGTCAACAGCATCCCCCAAAACGTGAAGGAACTGCCCGCGGTTGTGATCCGCAAAACGGGCCGGGATCCTTATGGCACGCTGGGGGGCGGTGATGAAGATGATATGAAATCCGCTTTCATCGATCTGGAATGCATTGCCATGAATGAAGGTGATGCCATCGATCTGGCAGAAACCATTCTGGATGAATTCGCTGATTTCACGGGAGCTGCGGACGATGTGACCATTCTGGCCACGATCCTGCAGGATGAGGATGAGGATGTGGATGCAGCCGACGATGCCAGCGGGAGACAGTTCCACACGGAAACCATCAGTTTTTTATTTCAATATTGGAGATCATAGATCATGGCAAAATTTCCCTGCAAAGGTACCGTGCTGCAGATTGTGGCAGCCGGTGGTGTGCTGGCCCCCATCGGGCAGCTGATCAGCCTGGATCACTCGGGCGTCGAAACAGAAGCATTTGAGGATCGGGATCTGAGCCAGACTGGCCCCAGCATCTCTGAGGTGCCAACGGGCTACAGTACCCCGGGGTCCGTGGATGGGGAGTTGTTCTATGATCCCACACTGGCCAGCCACCAGATCATCACGGATGCGATCGCTGATCCGGTGATTGCCAACGGGGAAACGGCGCTGATTGATGGGGCCATCGTGTATCCCTCAGTCGTGGGGCAGACGGGAACATTTGAGGCCACGAAACTTTCGTTTAACCAGACGTTCCGCATGAACGATGGCATCAAAGCCAGTTTCACGCTGGGCCTGCGCACGCTGATGACGTGGGCAGCCTCTGCCTGATCTGTATTGCTGCAGCTGCTGCTGGCTGTGATCTATTTTTAAGGAGCTGAAAAAGTGAAATGTGAAATCGTGGTCGATGATGCCCTGCAAAAAAATCCCAAGTGGGAGCGGGAGAAAGCACAGAAACTGGGGATCCGCTATCGGGTGCCCCCGTTCATTCCCTGCCCTGCCGGCACGGTGGTGGATGATCCCAATGCCTGGAAACTGGTGATGACGGGCCAGGCCAAACCGCTGGACGACGAATGCCGGGAGGCATCCGGGTACACGGAGGAACTGTGGCTGAAGTGGAACAAAGCCCACAAAAAAATCATGAGCGGACGGGCCACGGGGGATCCCCGCTATGACGTGCCCGCGCCCAAAGATGATCCCGATGCCGAGCTGCTGGATGAGCCCGCAGAAGAAATCGAGATGGCCGAAGACTGAGCCAGCCGGCTGAGTCTCTGCCACGTGCGACAAACTGTTTTACAAGTCAACTATTTTTTAAAGGACTGTCATGGGACTACTGACTAAGGAGCAACTGCTGGAGCGGAGAGAACGCACAATCAAAAAAGTGCCTCTGCCCTGGCTGGACAAAAAAGAGGGAGACGATTCCCACGTGCTGATCCAGAGCCTGAAAGCCATTGAGATCAGCCGCTGGCGGAAATCGCTGCTGGACAAAGATGGCAATCCCGATCCTAAACAGATTGAACGGCAGCGCGAGCGGCTGATTGTGATGGCGCTGGTGGATGAAAGTGGCACCAGAATCCTGGATGTCGGTGATCTGGAAGCACTGAACCAGCAGGGCAACTCTGTGATCGATGCCATTTTTAAAGCCATCGAAGAACAGAACGGCACCAAGTTTGACCTTCCGAATGTTGAGGATACGGCGGGAAACTCGAAACAGACAGCGGAGAATTCACAGCCTGCCGAATAGCGGAACACTGTGGAGAGTTTGCTGTCTTTGAATTGTTTGAGCTGCTGACACCTGCGGAACTGCACCAGTGGGCTGCCTATTTTCACGTGAAAGATAAGCAGCGCCGGATTGAGGCAGATACCAGGTGCGTGAAACTGTTGAAAGGGATTTCTGAAATCATGTCGATGGATCCTGATCGTGAGATTGATCTGAAGCAACTGTTCCCGGAAGTAGAATTTCAGGATGGGGAAGTGAGCGCGGAGGAAATCACGGTGGAAAGCACCATTGCCATGATCGCCAATCTGGGGGGCTCACTGCCCCGGTATGGGGGGGCCTGATGTTCGGCAACCTGGTAGTTGGTCTGGGATTGAATTCCAAGAAATTCAACCAGGGCCTCGATCAGTCACAGAGCAAGCTGGGATCATTTGCCGGATTCATCCGGGGTGGCCTGGCTGCTGCTGTGGTCGGCTTCACTGCCCTGGCAGCCTCTGCCACGGTCGGTGCGGGGCTGCAGATGGTAACCTCTGCGGAGCAGGCAGAGGTTGCTTTCACCACGATGCTGGGATCCGCCGAGCGGGCCAAATCACTGCTGGGTGAAATCGAAGCCTTTGCAGCATCCACACCATTCCAGCTGCAGGGCCTGAAGGAAAGCGCACAGCAGCTGCTGGCCTTCGGTGTGGCCGGTGATGATGTGATGGGGCTGATGAAAACACTCGGTGACCTGGCTGCAGGCACGCAGAAGCCCATTGCCGATTTCGTGGATATCTACGGCAAGGTCAAAGCCTCGGGCGTGGCTGCGCTGGGAGATGTCAACCGGCTGGCAGATAGAGGGGTACCCATCTATCAGGCACTGGCCAAAGTCATGGGCCAGCCCCAGAGCGCCATCAGATCCCTGGCATCCACGGGGAAAATCGGTCTGGGTGAGATCCAGGCAGCACTGGAATCCGTGGTGCAGGAGGGCGGACTGTTTGAGAACGCCATGGAGAAACAGAGCCAGACGCTGGGCGGGATCTGGTCAACCCTCAAGGATAATGCACTGTTCATCCTCAAGGATATTTCTCAAGCCTTTGTTGATGGTTTCGATTTAAAGGGCATGCTGAGTGGATCGATCACGTTCCTGCAGGGCGTGCGTTCCGCGCTCAAGCCCGTGCTGGCCATGGTGACCGTCTGGATCCGCACAGCCCGTTCTGCATTCGGTGCCCTGTTTGGCATGATCGGCACGGTGCTGGGTGCTGTGAGAACGATGTTCTCTACCATCTTTGGCAATTCAGAATCCACGTTCCGGGATATCACCATCGGGATCGTGAAATTCCTGGCCACGGTGGAATATGGATTTTCCAACATGGGCGAAATCTTCACGCTGCAGATGAAGAAAATGCAGCTGGCAGGGCTGCAGACATTTAACAAGCTGCGCGGCTGGTTTGGTGATGGGGGCATTGATGCAGGTGAGGCAGCACTGGCTGATGAAGTTAAGAACATGGAACAGGGTATCAGAAAAGGGCTGGCCCAGCTGGTATTCCAACGGCAGAAAGAATTCATGGAGGCAGCCGGCTGGGCGAAAAGTGCCCCCAAAGCGGAGCCCCGCAAAGGGGGTGCCGATGATGCCAAAGCCGATGAGGTGAAGGATAAAAAAACCGCATCGGCGGGATCATTTGGGGCAGCCCTGAAATTCAGCCGGGAGGCGGTTTCATCCATCGTGCGGAACGTCAACCAGGCCGGCCAGAAAGTGGACGAGCAGATTTTGAAAGCGCAAAAGGAGCAGGTGAAGGAACAGAAAAAACAGACCAAAGCGGTCAACCAGGTGAAAGACATTCTGAAACAGAACCAGGCTGATGCTGCCATGGCGGGGCTGAATTTCTAAGGGATACTGATGGCGGTAAAGAAATATAGAAAAGAGGATTTCGGCAGGGTCAGCAACTACCAGGGATTGATCAATGAAACCCTGATGGAGCCCATCCGCGTCACCTGTGATCCGCACCCCACGGTCACTACTGTGGCGGAAATTCGTGCTGCGCTGCCCGCTTATTTTTCACAGCATCCGGATAATCCCCTGATGACTCTCAGGCAGATCAACCTGGAACAGTCACTGAGTTGGCACGAATGGACAGGGCAGCTGCTGTGGAGTTCCGAACCGCTGACCGATGAGGAAAAAGAGCGGGAGAATGAGCCCGATCCCACACTGAGGAAAGCGCGGGTTGAATGGGATTCAGCGGAATTCATGCTGCCCATCTATCGGGATATCAACGGGGAACCTACGCTGAATTCTGCCGGGGACTATCCAGATCCGCCGATTGAAATTGAGGTTTCACGCTGGGTGATCAGCGTGGAGAAAGATGTTACCAGCATCCCTGCCTGGATCATGACACATCGGAATGTGATCAACGCCAATGCATTCACAATCCGGGGTGTGCCCATCCCGGCAGAAGTGGCCAAGGTATCCGGGCTGCGCATCAGTGATATCAAGTCAGAGGGGGACTATGAATATTTTACACTGTCTTACCAGCTGCATCTGGCCACGGTGCTGGAGGAAACGTGGAAACTGAAAATGCTGGATCAGGGGCTGCATGAAATCGAAACCGTGGATGGGGACGATGTGAAAAAACCGATCAAGATTGATGATGAGGATGTGAAACAGCCGGTGCTGTTGAATGGCTCAGGTGCTGCCATTCTGAATCCCACCCCGGCTGATGCAATTTACTTAGACTTTGAAGGCTATCCCAAGATCAGTTTTGTGGATCTGCCTGGAATCGATGGGGCATAAGATGGCTGATGAAATTAAACTGACGATCAATTCACGCGTGGTGAATGGTGATTTCAAGGATCGCTGGGACATGGGCCAGCTGTCATTGGATCAGGCGGCACAGGGGGCACTGTCTGGGGTGATCGACGTAGGCACTACGGCAGAGGATCTGGATGTGGGAGACGTTGCCACACCAGGCATTCTGATCCTGCGAAACCTGGACGATACCAACTATGTCGAAATCGGCAAGGATGTCTCTGCCTCATTTGAAGCCATCGCCAAACTGAAGCCCGGCTATCCCGCGGTGCTGCCGATCGCCAGCGGTGTCACTCTGCAGCTGAGAGCGAATAGCGCAGCCTGTAACGTGCAATTTCTTCTGCTGGAAGACTGAGAACCGTGGCGAGAAAAAAAGTATTCGGATTCAATAAAAAGCAGGATTTCATCCGCACCAGGAATGCGGTGAAAACCATTGAAACCATGCATCGTGCCGGTGCCCGCAACCGGAGGAAATATCCTCTGGGGGGCGGGCGTGCCGGCGGTGTGGAAATCCGCTTTGAGGTGGATTCCGTGAATACGGCAGCCAGCCCGAAATCAGCAGTGGTGACCGTGCTGGCCACGGATTCGAACCGGACCAAAGTGCCCCAGCAGGATGAGAGCAACCAGCTGACTGTTTACGACAAAGCAGGCTGCTATCTGTCAGAGGGGGCCAGCCTGATCGGCAAGCAGGGCTATGCCCGTTTGATGCATGATGTGGGTGATTCAACGGCGCAGTGGGAAGTGAACCAGATTTGCCCCCCGTAGGACTGAGAACCGTGGCCAGAAAAAAAGTATTCGGATTCAATAAAAAGCAGGATTTCATCCGCACCAGGAATGCGGTGCGCAAGCTGGAGGGGATGCAGAAAACCGGGGCCAGGTACCGCAATGAATTCCCCACGGGCGGGGGAACCGGTGGTTCAGAGGTGCGGGTAAAAATCAAGTCGATTGATGACAGCACAACCCCCATCAGCGCCACTGCCAGAATCGTGGGCTATGATTACGGCGTGGGCAGTGCCTCGAAGGAAAATGATGATCGGGAAATCATCGTGCATGATCACGTGGGCTGCAACCTGGTGGAGCCCTACTCTGATTTGTATTGTCGAACCGGTTACGCGCGGTACATGCGGAACTATGCCACGGATGAGCTGCAGTGGGAACTGAAAAGCCTGGAATGCCTGCCCCCCTGTAACGTCCAGTGTTATCCTTACTTTCAATATGAACCTTACGAGCGCGCGTTTGCCGATGCCCTGCTGGCATCCGATATCGATATTCTGTTTCTGACTGCTGGTACAAACGGCTGTGATGGTGACAATGCCATCTGTACCTGGAACACCCCCCGTTATACAGATGCCATTATTGAATTCATCAAGTCTGGCAGATCCGTGGTTGTCTTTGCTGAGGTAGAGAATGCCCCATCCTGTATGTCTCAGCAGGAAATCAATGCGATGAATGCGTTCTATGCAGCCATCGGAGGAGATGCCTATCTTACGTTGGATGATCTGGTGGTGGGTTGCCAGGTGGGCGCGATCGTGGCCGATGATACCCATCCATTTTTTAACGATACCGAAGGCACGCAGAACGTGTTTTTTTTCGGCATCGGTGGGGCATCCAAGGTCAACGAAAACGGCAGCACTACGATTGCTTATGTGTACGATCCCGGCACGGGAACCACTGACACGTCCAATTGTGTGATGGCTGGCAATCGCTATCCTGCAGAGGGGGCCGGCTGGGTCTTCCTGGCCGGTGATGCCAATATGATGGATGTGCCTCTGTGCAAAAACCTGGGGGACATTGACGAATTTTATGGGAATATCTGCCGGCTGCAGTGCCTGGATGAGCTGCCTGATTCATGAAACCTTTAAACCAGCATCAACGGTTGATCGCCAGCGGTGCCTCACATCACAGCACAGAGGCCATTCTGGTCTATCGGCAGCACTGGGAGCGCCAGGGTTTTGAGCTGCCCCCCTTCGATCCCGAGTCCAGGCCGGATGCCCCCCGGGCGAAACCCCGGGGCTGTGGTTGTCCGCAGCGTGAACAGAGCATGAATGCCTGCATCCCCGGCAGTGGCACAGTGGTCCGCTGGTTGACGACGATCACGGGGATCCGCTGGCTGGTGAAAAAATATTATGAGCGGGTCAACCGATCCGGCGCCAGCCCTGGCTCAGATAATGATGCCTCATGATCCCTTTGGCAAAAAACGGATAGAGCAGCCAGCTGATCCCGGCAGTGGGGATGGCCAGCAGGATCCCGGCAATGAAGTGGCGCCAGACTCCTTTCACGGCAAAATAGATGCCCCCAAACAGCAGCACCCACAGCCAGCAGAGGGAGGATACTTTCACAGTATATCCATTCGCAGGGTTTTGAAATTTCATCACAGCACTCCTGAAAAAACGATAGATTCAATCTGTTGAGCAAAACTGTTTCCATGGTACCACCCATCAGATCAGGAGCAAGCCACACAGCTGATTTTGCTTACATACCCCGGACTGTCGATCCGGGGGTTGCGGGTTCAAGTCCCGTCGGCCTCGCTTTGGTGGCGTGTGATGAAATGTGGCTTGTAAGGAGTCACACAAATTGAAAAAACAGCCTCAAACTGTGCTGTTTACGTTCGTATTTTTGTGCAAATTCTCACGCGCTGCCACCATCCAAAAGGGATACCGGATACGAAGTCCGGTATCCCTTTTTCCCAATCTCATTTCTTTTCTGAAAACTTTGTCGAATTCATTTGACAAAGTACCTTAACGCTGCGCAGAATGATCCCCGCACAAAAACTACGAACGTCCGCTTCTAAGCCATTCTAAAAACCGTCTCATCGGCTTTCAGATCGTGACTGTTGCGAACGTTCAACACATTACGTTTGTAACGGTCGGCCTTGTTCGTATGGCGTGTGCCGATCTAGGGAGTCGATTTAATGCGGGTTCTGGGCTTCTTCTTCTTTTCCAGAAAATAAACGCTGGCTGATCGTGCGCCTGCATGGTCAGCCAGCCCGCTTTTTCGTCCCCTGAAAAAAACACATGATCGGGAAAATTGCGCCCACTGTACGCGCTTATCATGGACGGGCCGAGAGATGCTGGTTTTTAGATTGACGACAAAGACAGAAAATCGGATGGTCTGGGGAGTGGATCAAAGCACCCTTTTGTCTTTAATTCAGTTACAGGATCAAACCGGCAACGCTCACACGGAGGCACGATGGATCAAGGACAGGCAGGAACTGCAAGCAGGCACTCAGTTCCCACTGTTTGAGCAACTATCAGGAGTCTGCATCGATGATCGATTCCATCAAACACAACCACAAAACCACCACACTCAGACAGGCATATCTAGCTTATTACGATCAGTCAGAATTGAAGCCCCGCACCAGGGACGAATATGCAAAAGTGTTCGACCATTGGGAGGCGCTGACCGACGATCCCGATATTCAGCAGATCAACAATCTCACACTCACCAAATTCAAAACCGCTTTCCTGCAGCAGCTGAGCCCCAGCACGTTCAACAAAGCCCGGGCGCACATCATGGCCGTTCTGAATCGGCTGGCCCCAAAAGGGAAAACCAATCCGGGCGGACTGGCCATCATTCCCGATTTTGTGTATGTGCCCCGCGCCAGGGAACCGGAGAAGCTGCCCCGCGTGGCCACAGATGCGGAGCTGGGTGCCATCTACCAGGCTGCAGCAGAGGCGACCTGGCCCCGCTTCGAATTCGGTGCCGGTGCCTGGTGGCAGGCGCTGCTGGTGTTCCTGTTCAATACGGGGCTCAGGCGGAACGATGTGTTCAATCTGCGGATGCAGGATCTGGATCTGGACAATCACGCGTTCCAGTTCCGTGCCGAGAAAACCGGGAAACTCAGGGTACTGCCACTGCATCCCACGGCAGTGGAGCATCTGCAGAAAATCTGGTCAGAGCGGGAACTGGTCTTTCCCAAATCAAAGGGGGTGCGGATTCTGTATCAGCACTGGCACAGCATCCAGGATGCAGCCGGACTGCCCCGGGCACAGCATCTGACATTCCATCAGCTGCGGTCTACCTGTGGATCCAGACTGTTCCAGCAGAGCCCCGGCGCTGCACAGGAAATGCTGGGTCACTCCAGCATCGATACCACGCGCAGGAGCTATGCGAATCTGACCGAGCATCTGAGAGAGCTGGCCACGCATGCCAGCCAGCCGGCAGCCTTTCAGACGCAGGATCCCCCCGATCACGATCCCGATATTCTCAGGTTCCCTGCCTGATCACAGCCAAGACACGGCGCGCGGTGGGATCGTTTCCCACTGCTGAGGTAGCCACGGGTGCGCAAGGATCGCGCGCCCGTGTTTTTTTTACGAATGCTCGAAAGGAAAATCAGATGTCACAGATTCAACACATCAACCGCAAGAAGAAACAGCAGGAGCTGTGCGACCAGTTTAATGAACTGTACCAGGTCGGCACTCAGGTGAAGTATTGGAAGGGGCTCAAAGAAGGTGAGCCCACAGGCACTGCCCCCACCAGGAGCAGAGCAGAAATGTTGGGTGGTCATACGGCATCGGTCTGGCTGGAAGGGGTCAGGGGCTGTATCGGTCTGTCTCACATTGAAGTCATTTAGTATGGCAGGCACTGCCCTACGGCGCCGGGGGAAACACCCTCTACGCATCCCCCGGCGCGTTTTATTTTTCGGCATGGTATGCGGCCTGGTGGCTGTGCGGGGGATCCCGCGTGTGCTATCGATTTTTCCGGGTCTGATCAACTCAGAAACCATGGGTATCTGGCTGGTTCGATTCCAGCACCATGCATTTATTTTTTGAAAGGAATCAGATGAAGATTTTCACACTCACAAAGCTGATCGCCTATTTCCTGGTGGTGTGCTGTGCTGCTCTCTGTTTGTATCTGGACTGGCGGGCGCTGCACTCATTCTGGTGCTGGATGGGTCCAAGCGGTTTCTGGTATTGCCTGCTGGCTGTGCTGAATACGCTGCCCCTCATCCTGATCCTGGCACTGATCAATATCGTGGTGATGTGCGTGTTCACCATCGGCCTGGATCGATTGATTGTGGAACCGGTGAAAGAACGATTCGCCAAACGGAAACCCTGAAACTCAGACTGAAAGGAGTCAGCACATCATGAGCGAGTCAACCACAGAGCAGCAGACCACGTTTCGGCAGGGGCAGTACCTGGATTTTATCCACTGGCATTTCCGTGAATATTCACGACTGCCCACGCTGCATGAGATCCGGGATGGCATGGAGATGAAATCCCACAACGGTGCCCGCTGTGCTGTGCAGCGCCTCAAGGAACTGGGACTGCTGGAGGAGGGGCCAGGCGGGCGCGGGTATCGGCTGCCGGCCACTCAGCAGCGGACGCACAAGGTGCATCTGCTGCCAGGCCAGGGCATTCAGTTGGGGAATATTTTTATCGGGGTGTATGAGATGGGGCCAGAGGTCGGCGCCGGAATTGAAATCATGGCCCCGGATTTTTTAGGCGAGATTGAAAGGGATGGAATAGATGCCACGTAGCACGCGCAATTTTACACAGTCAGCAGCTGCCTCAATGGTCTGGGCCTGGAACCTGAAATGGAGGCCAGGCCAGCTGGTGCGGTACTGGACGGGGCCGAAAGACAAAACCCCCTGCCGGGGCCTGGCACGCATCCGGGGCCGCGCGTTCATCGATCAACGCGTGGGGCATGTGCGCCTGCTGGGGCGCCCCGGGCTGGTGCCCCTCACACGCATTGAGGCCATCGACTGAAAGGAAGTCCGGGAAACCGTTATTTCCCGGACATTATTTTAAACCATTTTTAGAAAGTAGATGAGATGAACGAATCATGGAGAGCCAGACTGTTTGAAGAACATAGCGACCTTCATCGCAAGATTGAAAAGCTCAAAAAATTCATTCTGGGCACGGAATACGATTCGCTTCCCGAAGTGGATCGGGAGGATCTGAAAGAGCAGCTCCAGCACATGGAAAGTTATCACGCTGTGCTGATGCGGCGTGTCTCGCGTCAATGTGGTGCTGCCTGATGAGCGAACCATATCAATGCTGGAATTGTGCTGGTCGCATCGAGTGGAAGAAGTGGCCGCGAAAAACGGTTCCGAAATGCTCCGAATGCGGGAAGCCGATGGAAGGGCCGGTAACCAGGTCGAACTGTAATTCATGCGGTCGGGAACTGGCAAACCAGGATGAAGATGATATCGGTCTCTGCGGAGTCTGTTCACAGTAAGGAGAAAATCGTGATTTATATAACCACAAAAGAGGGTAAACGCTTCCGGCTGACTGGACGGTCAACACAAGCAGACATCCAGAGGCGGCTCCAGAATCCGAACCAGGAATGTGTATACGCCGTTCATAGTCCCTGGTGGTCGCTTTTTGAAGACGAATGGATGCCCTACAGGTGCCCCGGAACCAGAATTCCATGTGATCCACGTGGCTCTGTTTTGATGCAGGGTAACCTTAGGCAGTTCTGGGATACTGCTATTGGATCCCCAGAGCATTACGGAAGGCACGGTATCAACGCTTTTATGTTGGCGTTTCATGGCAATCTGGAAGTCCTGAAGGCGGAAACCCTCCGTTACCTGCCGACCAGCCTGGACAGCTGGGATGCCTATAACGATCTGCTCGATATGTCCCCGTCCGGGACAGCAAAAACATAACGAAGTCCGGGAAACGCTAATTAACCGGACATCGGAGACCAGTATGTTCAAGAAATTTACGAAGTGCGACAGATGTTCTCGCAAGCGGTTAGCAACCAAAAAGCTCTTGTTACCCGTTTCTGTCATTACAAATTATGAAACCAGAGAGCGAACAGATTTTGAAGCTGGGTCAATATTCTGTTCGATGTGCTGGCATAGTTTGCTTGCTTCTTACGGTGGCGAGTCTGAAGGCTCTCGCATAGTGACATATTGGAACGGAAAAAACCATTTGTATTTTCGTGAGTCGGACAAAAAGCAGGTGATTTGAATCAATGGAAACTGAACGCATCAAACAGAAAACACTGGATTCGCTGCCGGAATATTCCTGCAGTCTTCCCACCGGAACAACCATCGGGAAGGTCTGGAAGCGAAATAACAATTTCGGGTCTGACTTAGATCCCGAATGGATCATTTGTGAATATGTGAATCACTCAGATCCAAACTTAATAGGCATCGATTACCGGGTGCCTGTAATCATCGACTGAATGTCCGGGAAATAGCAATTTCCCAGACATTCGAAAATCAAACCTAACCAGGAACATTATCAGAAAGCCATCACGATGATTGAAGATCCCCAACCAGGCGAAACTGTTTTAAGGCTGACCAGCAACTGCATCACCTATCCGGTGGAAATCCTGGAAAACCTGCGAGGCGTGTCCCGCGTTAAATCGAATGCCGGTGAAATCTGGGCAGTGCTGGATGAGCTGTTCCGCAAAGATGATTTTGAGGGGCTGGCAGTTGAGCTGCATCGGCGCCAGCAGACGATCAAAGATGAGCTGATTAAAAATGCGGAACGCAAAAAAATTCATCACATCAAATCGATGACCTGTAATCCAAATACCTAACCAGGGCACGCTGCCCGCAATTGATCACGGAGGAAAACCATGCTGGTACTTTCACGGAAGCCAAACGAAAAAATTATTATCGATGATCAGATTGAAATCATGATCGTGGAGGTGCGGGGGGATAAGGTGCGCATCGGCATTACTGCCCCCCGGGATATCGTAATTCAACGCAGTGAGATCCTGGAACGTATCGCAGCCGAGCTGGCAGCCGGCCAGCCGGCAGCAGACCACCAGGCAGAGCAACGGGAAACGGAAGCAATTTAAAAACGGACGGCGCTGGTGGCCACTGACGGAGCAGATTCATTTCAAAGGATGATCTGAGGCCACCAGCGCTCTCTCATGAGGATGATGGGAATGAAGGAACAACCAGACCAGCTGGAGCTGGATTTCAACAGAGGCGCTAAGCTGTGGATTCTCAGGCGGGTTTCAGAACGCAACGTGATCACTGCCCGGATGTTGATGGTACTCAGGGCCATTGATGACCAGGCACGGGATCAGGCGGAAACCGTGCTGAGCATGGCCCAGATCGGCGGCTACTCGGGACAGTCGAGAGATACCGCAAAGCGGGGCGTGGCCGATCTGATCCGCAATCGCCTGCTGATCAAAACCCCGCACACCACAGGCAACGGGCACCAGGCCAACAAGTACCAGATTGTCTGGTCAGCCCTGCAGGCCATCGCAGACGGGGAAGCCTTTGAGCTGATCAAACCCGGGGCCAAATCCGCAGACAGCGCAGAGGCGAAAAAACAGCCGGCAGAATCGGCGCAAGTCTTTAAACCAGCGATGGGGCACAGTGCCCCACCCCCGGTGCAGGCTGCACCATCGGACGGTGCACAGTGCCCCGCTGCCCCGGTGCAGAGTGCACCATCCATCCTATATTCGCCACTACGCAAAAACCCCCTTCCTATCCCCCTAGCCTCTGACTGGGCGGAGGTGGAGTCTGATTTGATTGATCTGGGGCTGGGGTATCCACGGGCAGCCATCACACGGGCACAGGCCAACGGCTGCAGCCCCGGTGATATCGGCCGGCTAATCCAGCATGCCGGCCAGCATCCCGGTGCGTGGGGCCCTGGTGCCATCTTTTCCCGGGTGGCCTCTGCCCAGCCTGGCGGGGATCCGGCTGCCGGCTGGCCCAAACCCTCAGCCGAGTGGGAGCAGCAGCAGAAACGGCAGGCACAGCAGCAGCTGTTCCAGCAAAATGCCGACAGAGCCGCACAGAGGCACGCTGAGCGGCAAGCCAGGCAGGAACGCAACAGACAGCTGGATCAGGAGCTGGGGAGCGTCCTGGACGAAATGAGCCACGCTGAGCGGGTGGAGCTGGCGCGGACCTGGTGCAAGCCGATGCTGACTAAGCTGCGGAAGGATCCCCAGAGCTACCAGGCAGGCGGCTGCCGGCTGTTTCTGCTGGATGCCATTCAACAACGGGAGGCAGACGCATGCCGGAAATGATTATTAAATCGATCGCCCCCTGGTTTGGTGGGAAACGGACTATGGCCCCGGTGATCGTGGAACAGCTGGGAAAGCATACGCAGTATTTTGAGCCGTTCTGTGGATCCTATGCGGTGCTGTTCAACAAGCCGAAATCTCAAAAAGAGATGGTCTGTGATCTGCACGGGGATGCCACGAACCTGGCTCGAGTAGTTCAAACGGAATCGATGGCGGTGAAACTTTACGACCGGGCAGCCCGGACACCGATGGCAGAAGGGATTCTCTCAGACGCGAGAGAGTTCCTGGAAGCGGGCTTCGATTTTGAAACCCGGGATCCAGAGCTGATGATTGATCGTGCCTACTGGTTTTTTCTGGCGTCCTGGATGGGCCGCAATGGCTGTGCCGGCACCAGGCGGATTGATTACCAGATCGCAGTGAGATTCACGAAGGGGGGAGGCTCACCAACAGTGCGGTGGCAGCACGCCTATGAGTCTATTCCAGCCTGGTGCCAGCGCCTGCAGGGCGTAGTGATCCTGAATCGAGACAGTTTCACCATCGTGAATAACTTTGAAGACTGTGCAGAAACGGTGATCTATGCCGATCCCCCGTATTACAAACCAACCCGCAGCGGATTCAGCCACGGTGGTGGCGTGTACCTGCATGAATTCAATCATGGGCTGGGGCATCCATTCACTCCCAGCGATCAGCCAGATGCGTGCAAGCTCTGCGGTCTTCCGGAAGCGGACCACCAGTGCCATCACGCGAAACTTGCAGAGGCACTGCAGCAGTATCAGCGGGCCAGGATTGTGGTGAGCTATTACGATCATCCCTATATCAGAGAGCTGTACCAGGGCTGGACGGTCCTGGAAAAACCGATGGTCAAGCGGGTGGCATCCATGGCCAAAGGCAAACCGGCTGAGTCAGAAGCCCCGGAAATTTTATTGATCAACGGGCCAGCCTATCTGCAGCCCCGGGAACTGTTCTAAGGAGTGACGATGAAACGGAAAATCAAGCATGTATTCTGGGATCTGGATGGCGTGCATGTGGATTTTGTGGGCGGTGTCTGCCAGCTGCTGGGACGCTGCCCGAAAACCACGGTGCGGGACTGGCCGGCAGGGGAATACCAGCTGGAACACGCGCTGTGTGTTTCCACGGAAACCATCACCAACGCCATCGGTAGAGGGGGCCTGGACTGGTGGGCGTATCTGGATCCCCATGAATGGATTCTGGGATTGAGATTCATCATTGATCACTGTGGTGGTACTCACTCCATTCTGACTGCCCCCGCATTTTCGGCGGTGGAATGGCAGGGAAAAAAACTTTGGGCCGAACGCTATCTGCCCGAGCTGGGTATTTCCATGAGTCCCCAGAAACAGCTGCTGGCCAACCCGGGCACGCTGCTGATCGATGACAGTGATCAGAACGTGCAGGCATTCCGGGCCGCGGGTGGCACTGCCATCCTGTTCCCCCAGCCCTGGAATGAAAACCATGAGATTGCCAGGCAGGCACTCCGCATCGACTGGCTCGAAAATGAACTGAGGCAGCTGGAGGTGATGCGATGAAACGCGCGGCCACACAATCCGAAATCATGCAGGAGCTGCAGCAGCTGGATCCCACGGAGTTCCACTGCCTGATCAGGAGCCTGATGGTGCCTGGCCGGGAGCGGGCGCCCGATGATCTGCACATTGACAAGCCACGGCTGTGCTTTGCCTATCCCGATCTGCGGGGGTTCATCGTGGCTGCCAACAAGCAGTATTGCTGGGGGGGCCGGTTTTATAACCTGGCCCACGGGCGGGGGCGGTCAGTGCGGTATCAGCGGGACACTGATCCCGAGCGGCTGGCGCATCTCTTGAAACGGGATCTGGTGGATCTGCAGCTGCAGACCGAACGGCAGCCCCGCAGCACTCCCGATGAAACCCGCTTTTATGAATTGTGCCTGATCCGCAGACAGGCAGAGCAGCAGCAGCGGGAGCATCCCACGGTATCGCTGCTGCCCCGGCTGATCAGCCAGGTGGATGGCCAGCTGCAGGAACTGGAAGCCAACCACGGGGCAGCCTGGATCACTGATCTGCTGCATCATTTTGAGTTAAAGGATTGAAATTGAAATGGGCCAGGTAACCAAAACATTCAACGAATCAGAGCAGGTGGAAATCACCATCGATCAGCCGGGGCGGTACCAGATTGATCTGAGAGAGCTGCCCGATAAATGCAAGGTGCTGCTGGTGCTGACCAGCAACAAAAAACCGGCAGTCGATGTGAAGCCACGGGAAAGGGGGGAGTGATGTTTACAGTGTATCGTGTTCAGGATGCAGACGGGCGCGGACCATGGAAACCGGGGTTCTCAAAAGTCTGGGTAGAGGATCGACCAGAGGCAGAGTATGCCAGGCTGAAACCCTGGCCACTGGAACTGGGGCCGGTGCATCACAATGCCCTCTATGGCGCGCATACAGGCTGTGGCTGCACCAGTCTGGAACAGCTGCGGCTGTGGTTTCTGCCGGTGGAATATCGGCGTCTGTTGCATTACGGATACCAGGCGGTGCAGCTGTCTGCCGGCAGGATTCTGGGAGAGAGTGAGATTCAATGCGTGTTTGAGCGGGCAGCCCCACTCAATCAGGATGTGAAGGTGATTGAACTGTATCCCGCTGATGAGGTGCCAGCATGAAAGCGCTCACGATCTGCCAGCCTTATGCCAGCCTGATCTGCAACGGACAGAAACGGATTGAAAACCGGAGCTGGCCCACGAACTACCGGGGGCCACTGCTGATTCATGCGGGCAAAAACAAAGACTGGCTGAAAACCTGGAACGTGCGCCGGGATGGCCAGCTGCCCCACCCCCTGCCGATGGGGGCGGTGGTCGGGCTGGCTCAGCTGGTGGCCTGTTATCACCTGCCATCGATCCGGGAAAAGAAAATCCAGCTGCCACCACAGCACAACTGGATCCCGCACCACAGGCATACTGAGGGGCCGGCACTCTGGGTGCTGGAAGATGTGCAGCGATTGAGAGAGCCCATCCCCTGGAACGGCAAGCAGGGGCTCTGGGATCCCGCTGAGCTGATCAATTCGGTGGATTGGATGTTTGCCCAACTGGAACCGGTGGAGCCGGTGAACGAACTGGAGAAGCCATGAGCGACCATGCAGAGCGTTACATTGAGGATCACGGGCTGACCTACTGTGATTTCAGTGCGGTCTGTTTCATGTGCGAAACAGAGCAGGCTGAGGTCTGGAGAGGGGAAGGCGATGCGGGCCAGCTGGATGAATACTATCTGTGCCGAGCCTGCATCGTTACCTGGTCAGCCTATGGCTGGTGCCGGGGCTGCGGAATGAATATGGGGGATGGCTCGATTGTGGAACACTGTGAACACTGTGAGGAGTGAAAGCATGAATCAGACTCTGATTGTCGAACTGGAAACGGGGATCTATCTGGCCGGCTGGGAGTGGCAGGGAAAACCCGGGCGGACTGTGGACAGGGAGCAGGCGTGGAAATTCACCAGCAACCAGGCAGCCCTGAAAGCCCTGGACGCTGCCCGCAGATCATCGGGGCGGGCGTTTGTCCGCGCCACGGTGGTGCCCCTGGTGCAGGAGGTGTCAGCCTGATGGCCAAAGCCAAAACGGAGAAACCGAAATTTACTTCTGATCAGCTGGTGGCACTGCTCAGGCAGAAATACTGCCTGCCCAAATATGCGTTTGTGGAGCAGGTACCCAACGGCACCACCACCAACCGGAGCCGCGTGGCAGACGCGCTGGCCATGGGCTGCTGGCGGGATAAGCGTGTGAATATTGAATTGAATGGTTTTGAAATCAAAATCAGCAGAGCTGACTGGCGAAACGAATTGAATGATCTGAATAAATCCGCAGCCTTTCAGATGCACTGTCACAGGTGGTGGATTGTGGCCACCCCGGGGATCGTGGATCTGGCCGAGATGCCAGCGGAATGGGGACTGCTGGAGCCCAGGGGCGGTGGGCTGGTGGTCAGGAAAGCTGCCTCACTCCGCACACCAGAGCCGGTTTCCTTTGCGTTCCTGGCAGCCATCATGCGGCGCTGTGTGCAGGCTGATCCCAGCACCAGGCAGATCAATGATGCCCGGGAGCAGGGCTATCAGAACGGACTGAAACAGGGGCGCAGCCTGAACCGGATGCAGCTGGAGCAGAAACTGGATCTGGAGAAACGCAACCGGGAACGGCTGCAGCAGACCGTGGATGAGTTCCAGGAGCAGAGCGGGCTGGATATCCGCAGATACAACGGGGCCAAAATCGGCGCAGCGGTCCGCGCATTAGAGCAGCTGCAGGGGGCCAGCATCACCAACCAGCTGAACCTGATCAGAATGATCAGCGGGGAAGCCATGGCCAGCCTGCAGACATTGGAAACCCATTTCCAGCAGCTGGGAGATATCACCAGCACGAAAGGGGAATGATGATCAGTCAGCCAGAGCCGGCAGAATCCGCAGAGGCAGCGCGTGTGCGGTCTTTTATTGCGTTCCACAGTCTGGAGCGGTGCGAGTTTGACGGGGCCTGTGATCGCTGCAGCAGCCCCACAGGGGGCAGCTGGGTGCAGCTGTCATACATTCCGCAGGATGTGACTGAGGCGAATTATTATATCTGCGGTGCCTGCATCCAGAGCCGCGCGGCTGCCGGCTGGTGCCGAACGTGCGGGAGCGTGGATCAGAGTGGTGAGGTGGTCGATGACTGTGAGGTCTGCCGGGAGTGGGAGCATATTAAAAACCTGCCCCACGGCTTGGCTGTTTATGACGTGGAGGAACGATGACGATTTACGATCTGAGAAAAGTGGGGCGGCTGCTGGGCCGGGATATCACGGTGCAGACCGTTTCTAAAAACGGCATCAAAGCCTGGATCTGTTCCACGCATCGGGCCAGCGGGCCGGGCACTGCCTGGTCAGCCAGAATCGAACACAGACAAATCTGGTACAAGGTGGGCGCCAGATCCCGCTGGTGCAAAAGCACGTATCTGAATATCCCCGATACACGTTACTGGATCGAGTCCAGCTATTTCCATCTGGGCCGCAAGGTCTACCCTGCCCATCCCAGCCGGAAACCGAACCTGCTGTTCATCGCCATCCTGGATGCCATTGAGCAGGACGATCGGCGGAAACTGGGCACAGCCCTGGATGAGTTCCGGCAGCATCTGGAATGCCAGGGGGTGCTGCCTGATCTGTCCAGTTCCGATCTGATCGAAGCATTCATCTGCATTGCCGGGGGATCAGAGGTCTGCGAACAGCTGCAGCGCCTGGGCCATCTGGAGGGCTGTGATGATTGCGATGATGAGGATCTGGATGATTTCTGATTGAGGGCATCGAACCGGGAGAGGTGCAGCATGGCAACTGTGATCATCATTTCTGGATTTCCGGGGACGGGGGATCCCTGCCCATCCATGACGCAACTGCAGCAGGCGGTAGAACAGCTGAGGCAGCTGGTGCTGGTGCAGGAGCTGGAACGGGCGCTGGCAGAGTCCAAGGCAGAGGAACGGGAACCGATCCCGCACGACTGGCCCCGCGCGGGCAGCCTGGTGGTGCGGGTGCTGATCGTACGATGCTGGCCGGGGCTGGTGCCGGTGGTCTGCGGTCGGTATCCGAGCGGATTCTATTAGAGCTGCTGGTATCTGATCGATGGCCTGTTACAATCAAAGCGGAAGGAGAAACCTCATGAGTGAATCAGAAAAGTGTGAAAAATATGGCGTGAGCAATCAGCCGATCAAACCGGAAAAATGGATCTATTGCAGCAGCCAGCCTCTGCAGATCACCATGGAGTATCTGGAGCAATCCAGACAGCCCCCGCGCGGTTTTATTCTGCAGCAGGCGGAAACCAAAAAACTGAGAGTGCCACTGGAAACAGCGGGTCTGCAGAACCTCTTAGGCATGGCTGGCCGGGAGGTGTCTGATGTGTCGATTGATGAGGTGGATGATCAGTTTGAAATCCGCATTCACTTAAAAGAAAAAGTCATGCCGGCAGCCACCACGGGAGTGGCTGAGACTCTGGCGCGGGCAGCAGAAGCGTGCCGGGGGCAGGTCTGGCAGAACAGCTGGAATCCATCTGATCCGCTGGTATTCGTGCGCGTGAAGATGTGCAAGGAATGCATTGTGGATGAGCGGGATCTGGAACGGCTGCAGCGGTGTGAGCTGCTGGATCCGGCTGATCTGAAGTCACTGCCGGAGCAGCCGGAGGGGGCTGACCTGTACCACAGGACGTTTCATGCCCATGAGGCAGGCAGTGAAACATCAGTGGCCTTTCACAGCCTGTTCTGGATCAAACCACCCACGGAGAAACCCGATGAATAAACCATTCAGAGGGCTGCCGGATTCCATCCCGCTGAGAGGCGGGCCGGCTGATCAGCGGAATGTCAATAATCAGGGCGTGCCCGTGATCCGCTTTCTGATCCCTGAACCATTCCGGGTGCCCCGGGAGAACTATCCAGAGGATCTGGTCAGGCCACCCCGCTTTCATGAATACAAAATTCATCCGGCTGGCTTCTATGAATACCAGGGGTACCAGTGAATCCGATTGACAGCAGCACCCCGCTGATCCTATGATTCCCTCAACCGCATGAGTGCCAGCCCGATCAGGGCGGTACGACTGGGAACGCATTCCAACAGTCTGGCGGTATTTTCTGAGCTGTTACGTAACAGCCCGGAAGGTACTGCCAGGCTGTTTTTTTTATGCGCTGTGGAAATATGGAAACAGGGATGTTTGACAAGCTGAGCCCGGATGAGTGGAAAGCCATCGTCGGGGTGGGCATGACTCTGATCGGCGGGATCACTTCTATGGTGCTGCTGATCGCAGCCTGGACGCTGAAATATATCATCAAGGTGGAACGCAACACAGCCGGCACAGCAGCTGCCATGGTGGCGATTGCAGAGGCGCTGAGTGTTCTCAGGACGGATAACGACAACGAACACCAGGAAATCCATGATCGCATTGATCGTGAAAATGGAGTGATCCACGAAGCCATCCAGACGGTGGCAGCCGATGTGCAGCAGCTGAAAGGCACCACGATCCGGCACGGAGAGCAGATCCAAATCATTCTCAACAGGGGGCACCCCGCATCATGAAATTATTCTCACCACCCACGGCACCCAAAAACAAATTCACCAAGCAGGATCTGATCAGCAGCCTGATCCGGCTGGGCATCAGCCTGGCGATGGTCACAGGCATCTGGTTTTCCACTGATCTGTCACAGGTGCTGGATGTGAATGAGGGGATCCCCTACCTGGCAGCGGTGGCCTATTCGGTGGGGAATCTGATCCAGGCCATCACGCGTGAAATCGAAACCGACCAGCAGTCAAACTAAGGCAGGAATATGATCCAATCCAACAAAGCAGCAGTGCCCTGGTGGCAGACCGAAAGAATTAAAACCCTGATCATCACGGTTCTCAGTGCCCTGATCGTCTTTCTGGGTGGGGAGAAGTATGCCGAGCTGCAGCACGGGCAGACCGATGAGCCAGCGCCGGTGATAGAACAGCCGGCAGAGCAGCCACAGCTGCCCGCTGCAGCCCCGGAAACGCAACCGGAAACGAAACCGGCAGAGACAGCACCGCAGGTGGATCCCCAGTGGTATGGGCTCACCAGGCAGCCGGCAGCCGATGATCCTGCCGATGATCCTGCCGATGATCCTGCCGATGATCCTGCCGATGATCCCCCGCGCATCACGCTGCCCCCCGTGGCACGCATCGTGGGGCCATCCGGGGGCAAATCCGGTAACCTGCTGATTCTGGATGCATCCAGCAGCACGGGGGAGCATTATGCCTGGCAGGTATTTCCCCCGGCTGCGGATGGATCACTGAGCTATTTTGATTTTGAGGGTGGGAAAAAATGCTGCATCACGGGCGTGCCCGGGGTGTACCAGGTGTTTCTGGCGGTCAGCAATACGGAGGGCATCGACCTGGCACGCTGGTCGATCACGGTGGCCGGCACTGATCCGCAGCCCGATCCCGGGCCGGGGCCAGAACCGGGGCCAGGGCCCCAACCTGATCCAGAGCCTGATCCCGAACCGGAGCCCCAGCCGGATTTCACATCCGAAACCGCACGGCGTGCCTATGAGGAAATCAAGCAGACCGATTTCAAACCGGCTGAACTGAGCCTGCTGATCGCCACGCTGCAGACCGTGGCCAATTCGGCAGAAAAAAACAGCTGGTCAGCCCAGCAGATTCTGAAGGAATACCAGCGGGCAGCCGGGGATATCTTTGCCGGGGCCACGGATGCAGCCCAGCGGTGGGGCACTTATGACAAGTGGCATCAGCAGCAGCTGTTCCAGGTGCGCGATGATCCAGCGGGGCTGATACTGCGGATGCGGGAAATTTCTCAGGGACTGGAGGCAGCCAGATGATTCAAGCCATCAAAGAGATCACCCCGGACCTGGTACCCAAAGGGAAAAAAACCGGCTGGCGGTACCAGGACGAACTGAGAAACCGGCTGTGGATTGACAGCCTGCCCCGGGGCGTGAATTTCACCTATTCCGCATACAAAGATATGCCGGTGACGGTAGCCAAGCCATCCACGTGGCTCAGGATCGAAGATCAGAACGGCTGGGGATCCTGCCAGGGGCACTCTCTCACCACTGCCATGGAAATTGCATACTGGCTGGCCACGGGTGGCCAGGTGGTGCAGCTGAGCCGCTGGATGGGATACGTGGGCACGCAGCTGATCGATGGCATCCGGGGTGACCGTGGATCGACGATTGCCGGGGGTGCCGAGCTGGCACGCACCAGGGGCGTCTGCCCGGAGGAACTGTATCCCTACCCCCGCAATGGTTACACGCAGCAGATCACTGCGGAGCAGTATGCAGCCGGAGCGCCCTACAAGCTAAAAACATTCCGCAGAATGACCACCATCGGTGACTGCCGGAAGTGGCTGGATGCGGGCGTGGGGGCCATCAGCATCGGCGTGCGGTGGGGCCGGGGCGGTGGGCATGCCATCTGCCTCTGTGAAACCGATGGCTCTGATTTTGTGTATGCCAACAGCTGGGGAACCGGCTGGGGGGATCGGGGATATGGGCGGTGGTCTGAGCGGGAGCTGTCCAGCCTGCTCAGGGATAATTACACGGTAGCCATCGGGATGACCGACATGGCCACCCCCAAGCCACGGGAAACGGACTGGTCTTTATTTCCGGAGAACAGGTGAAACCATGAAAGCACTTTCCAAGCTGCTGCTGATCGTCTGCCTGGTGCATGCATCACGGGCCGAACCAATCCGGGCCGGGGAATGGTCTTTGTTCCCCACGGAGCTGGCCGAAGCCACCACGGAGGCAGCCCCGGCAGCCAGGCCGGTGGTGAGCCTGTACCTGGCTGAGAACCTGCCCCCCGGGGATCAGTTCAGCTGCCCTGCCTGTGATCGGCTGAAAGCCAAAACCAAGGGAGTGCCCGGGATCCGCTGGATCGAACCGGCGCCCCCAGCCTGGCCCCGGTATTTCCCCTGCATTCATTGGAACGGGGAGGATGGCCAATCTTACTACAGGTACGGTGATGATCTGGATGCGTTCCTGAAACAGTTTGAGCAGACCAACCCCCGCGCCTGCCGGCAGTTCAAAATCGGCAAGGGAGCGGAGCAGGCCACGGTCAGCACACAGCCGGCAGCCTATCCCGTGGGTGGTCGCAACTGGGAGATCAACGGCAACGCCAGCCCATCCCGGGCACAGCTGATTGAGCATCTGCGGAGTGATGGGATCCATGCGGGCCGGTTTTCCGATACGTATCTAAACCAGCAGAGCCGAGCCAGCCTGATCAGCCTGCATGGGGATCATCATGATGGCAATGTGGCTTTCAGCCCGGATCCCCAGCCACGGGCACCACGCAGGCAATCCATCTACCAGGCACCACGTAAGCGGCGCCGGATATTTTCCAGCGGCTGCCCATCCGGGCGCTGCCCCTATTGAAAGGAAACCACGCATGAGCAATACCATGGCAGATCAGGCCATTTTGAACATCACAGGACGCGCAGCGGATCTGGCAGCCGAAAAATCAGCGGTGCAGTTTGATTGGGGGCTGCTGATTCTGCCTGTGTTCGATCTGCTGAGCCAGCTGCTGATGAATTGCACCAGCAATACCAACAGGGAGCGGGTGGCGCAGCAGATGCAGCAGCCCGGGTTCTATCGGGATCGGCGGCTGTGGCAGGCCATTCGCAAAGCGGAACGGGAACAGGGCCTGAAACTGACAGGCCAGCAGCGGCAGGTGGCCTTTCTATCGATGCGGGATGAGCTGGATGCCTCTCATGAGGATGCCATCATTGGGCTGCTGGATGAGCTGCAAGCGGATGAGGCTGCCGCTGACTGGTCTATTTTGGGATAAGCACGCACCATGCCACGTTTCCAGCCGCGCAGAGCGGTAGAAAATCTGATTCTGAATCCACAATGCCTGATCGCGCAGGAGGGCACATCCTTTGCGGCGATGGCTGACGCTGATTATGTGATTGATGGATTCCAGTATCTGAAATCCGGGGCCATGGTGCACACCGGCAGCCAGGCCACGGATCATCCCGCTGCCACGGGCAGGCTGTATGATGGATATAAATCCCTGAAACTGGACTGCACCACAGCGGATGCCAGCATTGCTGCCGGTGAGTATTGTGGCGTGAGCAGCTATGTGGAGGGCTTTCACGCGCTGCGCTGTTATGAGGTGCCCTGTGTGCTCACTTTCTGGCATAAGCACACAAAAACAGGGGTTTATTGTGTGGCCATCCGGAATGCGGGCGCTGATCGGAGCCTGATCCTGGAATACAGCCAGGCGGTGGCAGACACATGGGAGAAAGCCACGCTGATCATCCCGGCCAGCCCCTCAGCGGGCACGTGGAACCAATCCAACGGGATCGGCTTTCAGATTGTATTTATGCTGGCCTGTGGATCCACGTACCAGACCACAGCCGGCAGCTGGAATACAGGGGATTTCTATGCCACAGCCAGCCAGGTGAATGCCTGTGATAATGTGGCCAATAATTTCCAGCTGGCACAGGTGGCGCTGTATCCGGGCAGCCGGGATCTGGGGTTTTATGCCCCGGATATTGAGCAGCAGCTGCAGCTGGCTCAGCGGTATTATGAGAAATCCTATGATCTGGGAACGGTACCAGGCACAGCCACGGGGGTGGGATCCTGTTCTGGAGTGGCTGTGAGCAGCGTGTATCTGTATGCAGCCGGCTGGGGTTACAAGGTCAGGAAACGGAGCACACCGACGATCACGCTTTACAACACTCAGAACGGCAGCAGCGGACAATACAGCCAGTATAACACCAGCGCTGTTTTCCAATCCAATCAAGCGGGATCGGCGTATGATCTGGGGGAAATGGCCTTTGGTCTGAATTGCCAGGGAAACATCACAGCCGGTAATCAGGCTTACTTTCAATATACGGCAGATTCAAGGTTCTAAACGATGGCAGTGGATACTGATGTGATATACCTGGATCAGCCGGGGCTGGATCTGACTGTGGATTTCTATCCTTACAGCGGATCGGGATATGGTGCTGCTGCTGCCACTGATCTCTCATTTTCCGAATCTGGCACGATTGATGGGGTTTATACGGTCACAGTCAGCACAGCGCTCACGGGGCTGCACAGAGCGCACGTGAAGGAATCCGGCCAGGTGATCGCCATCATGGAGGTGATTCTGTACGATATCACAGATACGCTCACGCTGGTGGAAACGGGCACTGCAGAGGCCATGCTGGCAGCAGCCTATCCCGGGCGGGTGGTTTATATCGATACTGTGAACGGCACAGCGGGCACTGCCCCGGGCCACAATGGCACAGCCTGCCAGCCCGTGGCCAGCTGGGCTGATGCCAAAACCGTGGCCGATCTGCTGGGGTACACATCATTTTACCTGGTGAATGGTTCTAATCTCTCACTGAGCAGCAGCGCGGCGAACTGCAGTTTTGATGGTGAAAACTATTCATTTAATGCCAATGGTGAAACCATCAACGGAGCAGTGGTGAAAAATGCCACGGTATCATTTTCAGTTTCATCATCTACGACAAGTGCCACCACGCTGATCAACTGCAAAATAAACCTGCTGAATGTAACGGTGGGCATCACGCTGATCGACTGCATTTTTACCAGCGGGAATGAGCATGAATTGAAAGGCAGCTGCCGATTTTACCGGTGCTGTGCTGATACTCAGCTGAGCAATCCCCCCATTTTCGATCTGCAGGGATCCGGCGCATTCCCCAGCAATACAGCCACGTTTGTGGGCTGGAATGGGGATCTGAGGCTGAAACGGGTCTATTCAGGATCCAAGGTGCATATTTATGGGGCGGGCATCATCACCATTGATGCGGACTGCACAGGGGGAGTGATCCGGCGCCACGGTGATCTGCAGCTGGTGGATAATGTGGCTGGTGGATTTGAGAATCTGGCCAGCAGCCTGCTGGAATATGAGCCCCAGCCGGTGGACATGATCGAAATCAACGGGCAGGCCGATGCTGCCCAGACGGTGCAGGAGGTGCATCAGTATGTGGATCGGCTGACCGTGGTAGATAGTTCGTTCACGCGCACGGAAACCGAGTTTGAGACGGATGGGATGGATGAGGATGATGATACCCTGAAAGGCAAAACCATTACCTGGTTCAATCCATCCGGAGCGCCCGCGAACACGGGCCAATACTTCATTTTGAGTTCAGAGGGAACCATAAACAATTCCAATGGCAATGTAAAAATCACGCTGGATCCGTTGAGGCCACTGGATGCAGTGCCTGCGGTGGGAGATGTGATCAGAATTCTGGGGGCACGTTCACAGTAATGGCAAATTTCATTTTTAACAAAGCCAAGGCGCGGCTGGCTGCCGGCAGTCTGGGTTTCACTACTTCCACACTGAGGGCGCTGGCGGTCAGCGACAGCAGCGCGGGCACTCCCGATCCAGATGATGAGTTTCTGGCCGATATTCTGGGCACAACCATCGACGAGATCAGCCAGACCGGCTACAGCCGGCAGACGTTCGGGAATTCGGCAGTGAGCCAGGATAATGCCAATGATCGGGCCGAGATCGATTATGACGATCTGAATTTTGGAAACAGCGTGGCTGCCGGTGATACGGTGATTGCCGTTCTGATCTATGAGCAGATCGGCGGGGACGATTCCACGCCGGCTGATGATCCGCTGGTGGCCTGGATTGATACCGATTCCGGGGGTGCCATCAGCAAGGTACTGGGGGGCGGGAACCTCGCGTTCCAGGTGAATGCCGATGGCCTGTTTAATTTGATCTGATCCTATGCTGCAACTGTTCATTGATGCTGGCTCTGATACCCTGATTGATTCACCAGATCCCCTGGTGATCCAGCTGGGGATCAGTGCGCCTGAAATCGTCTATGGGTCGGTGATCAGCGTGGATCCACTGCAGCTGCAGCTGGTGGACGTGGATGGCCAGCTGCAGGCGGGCAGCGTGATCGAAGGGGTGCCCCTGGGGCTGCAGCTGAGTTTCACGGCACCAGCGGTGCTGAGTGGCTGCCTGGTGACTCCTGATCCCATCCCGCTGGAACTATCGGTTCAGACGGGAACGATGGCTGCCGGCTGCCTGATGGCCCCTGATCCGCTGCTGCTGCAGCTGGTGCAACGTGATCCGGCTGTGATCAATGGGGCGGTGATCGCTGCGGTGTCGGTTGCTCTGGAACTGGGAGTGGAGCCACCAGAGCTGCTGGCTGGCTCTGTGGTGGATGCTGTTCCCATCCCGCTGGAAATATCGATTCAGACGGGAACGGCTGCTGCCGGCTGTCTGGTGCAGCCTGATCCCCTGATTCTGCAACTGCAGGGCGTGGATGGCCAGCTGCAGGCGGGGGTCAGCATCAGCGTGGATCCGCTGGTGATCCAGCTGGGAGTGGAGCCACCAGAGCTGCTGGCCGGCAGCGTGATCGAAGGGGTGCCACTGGTGCTGCAGCTGGATGTGATCACACCAGGCATCTATGAGGGGCGGGCGCAGTTCTGTGCCCTGCTCACGGGATCGGAGAACATCTGGAATGTGCTGGCTGTCAATCAGCTGCAGGCACAGCGGGTCTGCCAGGGACGCATCAAAGGCGAAACTATCAACCGGCAGGCGGCGCTGGTGGCCAGGTCGGTAACAAACTCAGCCACCAGGGGCACCAGCCTGATCGGTGGCAGACTTACTTTCAATAATGAGGTTTAACGATGGCCACACTGGCGGAACGATTCAACGGGGAAGCCTACCAGGGGAGCGCCTGCACGTATCATGGCCTGGTGATTGAGCAGGATCTGGAGGAAACCCCACTGCTGATAGAGGATCTGGATGCCATCAGCTATTCGATCCGCAATGTGGATACCGGGGCCTTTGTGGTGCAGGATCAGGCGCTGACCGTGGCCGATGTGCTGAGTGATACGATCACCACGGTGGCCGGCAAGCGGTACAATTTTACGGTGCAGTTTCCGCACACCTCGTTTCCCGAATGCGGGCTGTATGAGGTGGTTTTCAAATTCGTTTCCTCAGACGCTGCCAATACGGTGACCTATGGGAAAATCGAAATCAGCGTGGAAGGGGTGCAGTTTACCGATGCCTAAACGCGCCCGGCGCTGGTATGGGTCGCAGGGTGCCCCCAGACGCAAGATCAGGCAGCAGCAGCGGAAGACTGCCACAGAGCGGGGCTATGGCAGCACGTGGGCACGCTACAGCAGAAACCGGCTGGCCAGGCAGCCTGAATGCGTGGGATGCGGGGATCCTGCCCGGGTGACCGATCACATCGTGCCGGTGACGGGGCCGGACGATCCCCGCTTTTGGGATCCCGAAAATCATCAATCGCTGTGCATCCCCTGCCACAGTGTCAAAACAACCAAGGAAACAGCCGAAGGGCGGAACGGGGCAGCCATCGGCAGAGAGAACTATCAGAGGAAACGGAAAGCATGAATCAGGAACAGGATGAAAAAGCATTCTCACGGCAGCTGGCTGCCATCGTCTCAGCAGCGCTGAAAAATAAAGTGATCATCAGCACCACCAGCCAGATCCCGATCATGGCCATGCAGAGGATCGGGGATCTGGTGCAGGAGGATCTGCCTGGTGTGGATGTGATCTTCATTGATGGCAACGGCAACGATTGCACGGTGAACGATGGCCACAGTGAGCTGAGCGGGCCGGATGAGGGCAGCATCGGCACGGAGCTGATCCACCAGCTGGCAATGAGGATTGAGCATCTGGAGGAAATGAACGATCTGAAAGATCAGCTGATGGAGCAGACGCGTGCGATTGTTGAACTGTTCCAGCCGGACGCTGAGCAGTCTGATCTGGATGCCACTGATGAGGAGGTGGATGATGCCTGATACCGTATCAATCGAATTGAAAGCGATAGAGCCCATAAAAGGTGATGTGCTGATAGTATCATCAGACAAGCCATTGAGGCCGCAGATGTGGGAGAATATCAAGCGTGGCTTTGATGAGCATCTACCGGGGCTGAAAGTGGTCTATGTGGATGGGCTGAGAGTGCAGGCCATCAGGCAGGTGGATGTCAATCAGGGTGTCCTGGTACCGGAGGTGAACGATGAGCAGGAAAACTGAGCAGCGGGATGTGATCATCAACTGCCAGGGGGGAGAGAACTGGCCCCCGCTGGTGGGGATGCTGATGCGGGGTGAGTGTTCCTGCATCATTGATGCCAACGGGGAGAACATCCCTCTGGATGGAGCGTTTGAGTTGAACATGACTCAAGGTCAAGTCAGAGCGTTCCTGAAAGACACATCAGGCAAGATTGTTTTTGAGAACAGGAAACCAATCATCCAGACCATTTACGCAGCTGGCCCACTGAGCCTGCGGATGAAAACCGGTGAGGTGGTGTCTGAGTATCGCATCAGGCAGGCGTACATCGGGCTGCAGCGTGGCCTGGATGGATTCATGGGCC